GATGAACAGAAGCCACGCAAGCTGTTTTGATGACCCAATATTGAAAGTCTTCGCTTTACTAGTGCCTGGATATTTGTCTTTGACAAGCGGCGCTATCTCTTTGTGGATGAACGCTTTAGCTTCTAAACAATCGGCCTCTAGAGTTTGTTTGAGGATTTGAAGCTTTTCGGGGTCGACCCGGAGACCAGTTGTGTTGAGGTCATAGGTAGGACCACGAAGCAAAGGCATGGACTCATCGTCGTAAAAAAACTCATCAAGGTTTTCCTCGAATAAGATTGGTACGTCATTGTAGAATAGCTTGAGAGTAAGAATGGCGTCTTTAGCTCCGTAATAAGCCATGAGGTCGGCATCTGCTTTGTATAGCTCATATTTATCCTTCGTGAGTACCCCGCCGTTTTTGTATACACTGGCCTTCATGGCCGCCTGTTCTTTGCGAGCGTCTTCGCCGTAAAGCTCGACACCGCGCTCCTTGAGGCCGTTGCTGCGGTTTTCGTTCAAAAGATGGCCTAACACCAGGGTATCGGTGTGGACGCTTGGCATGAGGTCTACGCCGTAGTTATTGAAAACCATAGCGCAGTCGAATGGTGCGTTTTGTAGAATCAGAGACTTTCCAACAAGAGCCTTAAAAAATACCTGAGCTTGGCTTTTTGGTTCAAGGTCAATGAGTCGGCTTGCTTCGGGGTCCCAATATGATAAGATAACATAGTAAGCGACTTCAATATCCGCGCAAACTGAAAATCCGATGATTTGATCTTCTTTTTCGGTGCCCGTGGTTTCGGTGTCGAACGCGACATAATCTTTATCCCTAATGTATTCGGTTAGTTGTTGTAGCTGCTCCAACGTCTTTACCACTATCAGCTTTTCTGTCATCTTTGTCTCCCTTTGTCCAGTTAGTGCTTTGGTATGGCACTAAATCTGTTTTTCTGTCGCGCTTTCGCGCGGCCAACGACTTGCTGTTGAAGAATTCAAATGACTTCTCTTCTTGCTGCGTCAGCTCTCGAAATGTCTCATTGGATGGATCGAAAAATAAACGGTAGCACACGTCTTCGTGGATTTCGTCTTTTTCAGCGTTTTTGTGCCGAATCTTACAGAATTTATATGCTGTCACTTTGGGGCATTTGGGTTCAGAGTGACATCGCTTGAGTGGCTGCCAGATTGTAATTAGAAAGTCGCAGTAGGACTCAAAGAACACGCTCCCATACGCCGCGTCTTTGTTTAACTCCAAATCGCCAATACCCGCCTTCTCGCGCGGCGCTTGACTCTGCATGACCAAAAGCGTATTGGTGGAAATCGCAAACGCTTTCATTTCATGGCATATGTCCATGAGTCCTTGATTCTCACCGTTCTTGGTGATTTTCTTCAAAGCGCCAATATGGTCAATGACAACGCATCCAATCTTATGCTGGGTCTGCGTTTGAAACTTGAGAATGTAATCGCGGATTTCTTCAAAAGACAAATGCCTAAAGGTGCCATCTTCCGCGTAGTTACTAATAACGTGAACTTTGTCGTGAAGCTTAGTATCCTCACCGCACATGGTTTTCCAGCGATCCGCAATTTCGCGGTCGGGCTGTTCAAGGGGAATAAAGAAATGATGATAGTCTGGGTTGTTTTGGACAAAGCCCTTAAACATGTTGAGAGCCATGGCCGTCTTACCTACGCCAGAGCCCGCTACAAGCCCTATAACGTGTCCAAGACGAAAGCCACATAGGGTAGCATCAATGTACCGGTGACAAGGGAGCCTGACGCCTTTTAGAGCGTTTCCAGACTTTTTAAGGATGTCTGTGACGCTGCTCGACAAGCTTAAATCCGTATTTTGCGCATCTTCCTCAAATGTCCATATTTTAGACACTATCGCTTCCGCATAGGCTACCCTATGCACCGGCGCTCGGTTGATCGCCTTGGCGCTGTTGACTAGGACGGACATAGCCTCTTCTTTAGTAAAGCGGTTGCCCCACATAATGTGACCTAGCCGGTAGTCGGCTTTACTGCGGTCGTCGGTGTTACCGGACCATATGTCTTTAGCTTCTGGACTCGTTCTAATCAGCTCTTGGAACTTAGCCGGCATTTTATCGTTGATTTTGACTTCTACCCCGGTGCGATAGGTTTTCTCGAAATGCTGTTTACAGTACTCCGCGTCTTCGTGAGTAAGAGGCGGAAGACCTTTGTCCATTTGCTCGCAAGTGTAAACGGCGTCGCCTTGGTATAGGTAGTCGCACGGTACCGGTCGGCCTTCATGCTTTGTGTTGATAGTTCCCGGTACGCGCATCAATTGATAAATTTTCGATACTGCCTCATCGGTATTAAAAATACGACAAAGGCGTCTGTTCAGCTTAAGAAAGCTCATGGCGTCTAAGTCTGAAATATTCCAATAAGCATGCACTCCGTTACCAGAATCGACAATAAAAGTCGGCATCGGTACCCAAAGGGAAGTCTTGAGGGCGGTTACGAAAGCGTCCTTGCTTTCGTAGACGCCGGACTTCATGTCGAAATCGACAAAGACGAAATCGAATACGTCAATGTCTAAGCCGTCCACTGGCTTACTTGATTCATAAGTGCTCGGATAATTAGGCAGAAAGTAAATGTTGTAGCCTTCGTCGTTTAATGCTTTCAAGCGTTCGTCAGAGAATTCACCTTCGACGACTTTACGACGCTCAGGAAACTGCTTTACTGCCCAATCAGGAAGAATGCACCTATAAATCACGTTATCTCCCCTCAAGAAAATTTTGGCGGCGCCGTATTAAAGTGCCGCCAATGACTACGCGGAACGATTACGATTGCCGAGCAGAGACTTAGCGCGAGCCGGGCTTGGTGCCGCCGCTGCTTTGCGCGGTGCTTGAGCGCGAGCCGGCGGAATTTCGTCGGCCGGTGTCTCATCTTCACCTGTGTCGTCTCCGTCTCCAAAGTCTGCTCCGTTGTCGTCTTCAAGGATTTCACCGGACTCCTCGGACGACGGAAGGTTGACTTCAATAGTGTTCTCTTCGTCGACTTCGACTTGAAACAGGTACATATCGCCGTTCTTAGTCGCTTTCTTGCCGGTCTGATTGATGCGGGTCATAGTGCCGGGGACGACATTCAGCATCTTTCGGTCTAGGTCGGTTTTACCCCAAACACCGAGATTGCCATCGGCGGTCTGAAGGACGTGCAGGTAAGCAAAACCGCTTTTGGCTTTTGGGCTATCTACCTTCTTGCTGCCAATGTAGTAGCCTTCAACCGTGGTCGGGTTTTTCTTGCCGGTCTTTTTATCGACACCGCCCAGTGCGGTTGTCGTATCAGAATCGAGGTCAATTACTTTCTTAAACGCCATTGTTTGCTCCTTTTTTATTTGGTATAATACCAAATTCTTTATAAACTTCGGTGATTTTATTTTCAAATTGGTATTTAGTGTCGTTATTTTCGATTTCACAATCAACAAAGCTGGCTGAAATACCGTTCTCACTCGAATGATGCTTGATACCGCTAGTCGTGTCAATACGATTTTGAGAATGAGCCGAAGTAATTTTGATTACAACACCGCCCATGCTTTTAAGCATTTCAGCTTCATTATCAAAACGGACGTCGTCGCAGACAATGATCGCTTCAGGAAAGCGTTCCACTATAGACGCGACTTCGGCTTTCCAAATATCTACCCAAAGTGTTTTGCTGATGGTATCGCGACCCCAGTCCGTCCCGAGCCACTGAAGAAGCTTACGGTCTTTAGTAAAGCTTTCGTGCCGCTGGTGAACGCTTTCGATGCGGTTGTAAATGAATTCTTGCATGTCGTAAAGCGGTTGAGCAAACTTGACGTTGTAAATCACTGAATCGACTTTGTCTTGCAAAGCGCGGATAGCTGTTGACTTCCCAACTCCCATACCGCCGCTAAATCCGATAATCTTCATGCTGGTACCCCTTTCTTACAAAGATCGCAACGATCAGGTTCCACTATTAAAGCTATACGCCCTTTAGGAACTAAAGTCAAGTGATTTTCGCAGTAGCGTAAAGACTTTGGCTTAAGACGCTGAGGAATAGCATACACGATCAAAGTGTGGGTACGTGGAATGACTTTGGGCGGCGTCAAAGTCGAGCGTATCCAATACACTAAGAAACACGGTGCGCCGATAATAAACATGATTTTGAGGCCAAATGCAAGGTTATTAGGTTCAGGCGTCATCGGAGACTCCCAGGAGTACTCTTTCCGCACGGGATAAAGACGATAGGAGTACAAACCTATTCTTATACCAAAGCCCTGAAGCTGGCTGCATTTCTTCCAAAGAAATATGACTAGGAAATGCCTTTTTTACCGTATAGATCTGTCCTTCTTTTACATTTCCAAATGACGGAGGATCGACAACGACGACTTTATCACCGGGGCTCATCAAAGACTCCTAACAGCGCTCTTTCCACCTGAGATAAAGACGACAAAAGTACAAACCTATCTG